ACCAAAAAGACAAAAACATAATCAAAGAATACAAATTAATGGAATATTCTTTTTTATCCAGTTGGGGAGCAAATCAACTATCAACAGTACAAGATATAAAATCTATTAAAAGCCATTACGGTTTAATGGAATTAATACAAAAATCTTATGACTTGCCTTATTCAGATGAAAGACTAAGACAAATTGAAACATTATTAAAATCACTCGATAAAGAGCCGTCAGAAACTGACACTTTGAATTTAGAGCCGATTGCTACATTGGAAACTTTAAAATTATTTAAAAACTCTTTAATCATTAAATAAAATGGACGAGAAATTATTAGCCGAATTGGCACAAATCAAAAGCGGTTTGGAAACTAAAACTGCTCAAGAAGTAAAAAGCGCAATAGATGCTTTTGAAACTAAACTTTCTGCATCAAATAAAACACAATTTGAAGCTGAATTAAAAACTGCTACTGAAGCAATCGAAGCTAAATTTACTACTGAATTAAAAGCGGTTCAAGACCACGCAGACAAATTGGATGTGAAATTGCAAGAAAAACAATCTGAAACTAAAAATGAAGATTCTTTAGTAAAGTCAATCAAAGACAACTTTGAAGGAATTGCTAATGTTCGCAAAGGAAATGCTTTGCAAGTTAAGACAGTTGGTAATATGACTTTATCAAATGTTTCAGGTGACGCTCCTAGAACTTACAACAACGATGTTGTAATGATACCAGGTCAATTAATTAATGTTTCTGACCTTGTTGGAAGTGTTAACATTGAAGGAGGTACTTATACATATCCACGCGAAGGTGCTGGCGAAGGTTCAATTTCTGCACAAACTGAAGGTAGCTCAAAATCTCAAAGAGATTACGATTTCACAATGGTAGATTTGGCCACTAACTTTATTGCTGGATTCACACGTTACAGCAAAAAAATGGCTAACAACTTGCCTTTCTTAACCTCATTCATTCCAAATGCTTTGAGACGTGATTACGCAATTGCTGAAAATTCAATTTTCAATACTGTTTTAGCTGCTGCCGCTACTGCATCTGCTCAAATCATTACTAGCAAAAACAAAATTGAAATGCTTTTGAATGAAATTGCAACTCAAGAAGGATTGAACTATCCTGTTAATGGTATTGTTGTAAGACCTGCCGATTATTGGGATATTTTGAAAACTGAAAAATCTACTGGTGCAGGATATGGATTACCAGGAATTGTAACTTTAGAAGGTGGGCAATTGAGAATTAACGGTATTCCAATTTACAAAGCGAATTGGTTAGCTGCTAACAAGTATTATGTAGGTGATTGGTCCCGTATAAATAAAATTGTTACTGAAGGACTTTCTTTGGAATTTAGCGAAACTGAAGGAACTAACTTTGTAACAAATAACATTACAGCACGTATTGAATCTCAAGTTGGTTTAGCCGTGGAACAACCATTAGCTATTGTTTACGGAGATTTTACATCTGTGTAAATTCTTACAAATAATAATTAATAAAAAGCTCTCATTATTGGGAGCTTTTTTGTATATTTGTATTTGTAGAGTCGTCGCTACAATAAAAATATTATAAAATTCCACCATTGATAAAGACGACGACCTTTTGATATGGTGGTTTTTACATTATGGAAATTTGGAAAAATATTGAAGATTTAGAAGTTAGTAATTTAGGTAATTTTAGAAGAAACGGAATAATACTAAAACAGTATGAGCATAGATATTTGTTTGTAATGTTATTGGGAAGTAAAATAAAATCTTCACATCGTTTAATTGCTTTAGCGTTTATACTCAATCCTGAAAATAAACCATATATTAATCATAAAGACGGCAATAAATTAAATAATAGAATTGATAATTTAGAATGGGTAACTGCTAAAGAGAATACAAATCACGCATTAAAAACAGGTTTACAAATAAGACATAAAGGAGAAAAATGTTTCCATTATGGAAAAAGAGGGGGTGAAGCAAACCGAGCTAAAAAAGTATTAGACACTTCAAATCATAAAATATATGATAGTTTAAAAGACGTTGTAAAAGATAGTATTTATAGTTATAAAAATTTATCAAGACAATTAACAGGAGAAAGAAAAAATAAAACTACATTTGTATATGTTTTTTAATTTTTGGTTGGTTAATTTTAAGAACCGTTTGTTTATTCAAACGGTTTTTTTTATATCTTTGAAATATTAAATTTTTAGTTATGAAAAAATACAAAGTAATAAAGGCTTTTTTTAAGTTATCTGAAAAGAAAAACTATGTTATTGATGACGTTATTGAATTAACGGACGAAGAAGGAAAAGCGATGGATTGGTATGTAGTGGCAATAAAACCAAAGAAATAATGACAACTTATTTAGATATTATTTCGTTAGAACAGGCAAAAATATACTTAAAAGTCGATTCTGGACAAACTGAAACAGACGACGAAATTACAAGTATGATCAATAGTTCTTTGTCTTTTATAGAAAAGAGAACAAATCATATTTTTAAAACTAGAGAAAAAGTATATTATAAAGATTGTTCTTTGGTTCAACAAGTAAAAGTTTATGACTATCCTATTGACAATACTGAAACGGAATTAGATATAGTTTATAGACCACTTTATGCGATAGTGCCTACTATTAACGATACAGTTACTTTGACAATTGGATATAGTTTATTAGACGATATTCCAAATGAGTTAATAGATGCCGCGTTGCAAATTATAAATTTTTGGTTCTATAATTCAGAAACAAAAAACGCAATGAATACAATTCCTGATTTTGTTTTACAAGTTATTGATGCAAATAGAAGATTTTTATAATGATAGCCAGAAAATATACTAAAGCAATTGCAATTTGGGCAACAACTACTGTTCCAGACGGATACGGTGGAAATACTGTAACTACTGCATTAGTGCAATCTTTGTGGTCAAATGTATCAACTAAAAAAGCATATCGACAAAATGATAATGGCCAGAATGATAACTTTGTTCAAATTATTTTTACTATTAGAAATCGTTATGATTTGGATTTATCAATCAAAGATAATTTTATAAAATACAACGGATTGACTTATAATATTGATTCTATTTTAAACAAGGATTTAAATAATATTGATATTGAAATATATGCAACTCAAAGGGATTAATAGCGTTATTTCTGATATACGAAAGTATGGAAAAGAAGCTGAAAAAGATATTGCTGGAGTTACTGAATTAGTAGCGCGTAATATTGAGAAATACGCTAAACAAACCGCTCCCGCTAATTTAGGTAAATTAGGACAATCAATACAAGCTGAAAAAGTAAATGATTATAATTGGAATATCGAAGCTGGTGGAATATTAGCACCCTATGCCCCATTTATAGAATTTGGAACAGGTGGATTAGTTGATGTACCAACGGAATTAAAAGAGGTTGCAATCAAATTTAAAGGAAAAGGAATAAAACAAGTAAATTTAAGAGCAAGACCTTATTTATATCCTGCATTATTAAAAGGCAGAATTGAATATATTGACAAACTTAAAAAAGTATTAGAGAAATATGGTAAATCCAAATAAACACGTAAGAAAAGCTATATTTGATGCTGTAAATGAAACGTATCCTTGTTATGATATGCAAGTAACTGGAAAAGTAAACCCAACGCAATATGTTATTATTTCAACACAAGATAAAATTGATTTGAACCCTAATAAATGCGCTCACCGTTGGGAAGTTTCAACTCTTTTAGATTTGGTTTGCATTTATAATGGACACGGTAATACAGGCAGTCGATTAGCAAATGATGACATGGAAAATACAGTAAAAGATTTAATTGCTAATATAGAAGTTGAGGGTTTTACTGTTTTAAACCAAAGAAATGAATATCCTAGTAATTTAGATTCTAGCACATCAACACAAACTGTTTATCGTAATTTTATCCGTTTAATTCTAACTTTAGAATAAAAATTAAAATTATTTATATTTAGTCTAAATAAATTTATATCTTTGAATTAAAATTAATTTAATACATTAGAAATTATGAGCATAAAAGGAGAAAATAGTATTATTTACATTTGGACTGGCGCGGCGTATAAACCAATTGCGTGTTTGACATCAAACAGTTTGAACTCTACCCTTTCAATGATTGAAAGCACAACTAAATGCTTCCCGGGTGTAGTTAAGAAAACCCCAGGGCAATTTAATTATTCCATTGATGCAGAAGGCGAGTATATAGACACGACATCTGTGGGAGGTGATACTGCTAAAGTGTCTCACGATGCGTTGTTAGCTTTACAAATGGCAAAAACCAAAGTGGTTTGGAAATTAGATACAGATGTTACAGACGCTACTTCTATAAAGTATTATGGAGATGCTTACATTACTGACTTATCAGACACCGCTGGTAGTGGTGATGAAGTTACGACATTTTCTGCTACTTTAGACGGGGATGGTGCAATAGTGTTAACTGATCCAAACGATTAATGAAGTCAATTACTTTAAACATTGGGGGAGAAGATAGAGTTTTCTATTTTGGATTAGGTTTTTTAGGAAACTTACTAGAAATTGAAAATATATCAATGACAGAAATAGATGCTAAATTGGCTGAAAATCCTTTTAAATGGATTCCGTTAATTATGTTTCACAGTTGTGCATTTGGTTTTAAACGTAAAAATGAAAATCCTTTATTTGATGCTTTTGATGTTTCAGATTGGATTGATGAGGTTGGAATAGATAGCGAAGTTGTTACAGCCTTTTTTAAAGCTTTTACTCAATCTTTAACTAAAGACGTTCCAAAACAGCCCGAAGTAAAAAAAAAGGTGACGAAAAAATAAACTGGAGCGAAGATGTAATTTCTTTTGCCCTTGGAGAGTTGAAATGTCCTAATTTGGATTTCGTTTACGATATGACGTGGGCAGAATTTCAAATTAGGATTTTTGCATATAAAAGGATTGATTTATACCATTGGCAAAAGATTAGAGAGATAATGTGGACTAGTTATATTGCGCCACATCAAGACCCTAAAAAGATGGTTAAAAGAAAAGAATTATTCTTACCTTTGAATGGAGACAAAAAGAAAAATACAGGGGTTTCAAAAGCGCAAAAAGAAATATTTTTAAAAGAGTATAAGAAATGGCAGGAGGTAAATTAACCGTACAAATTGGTGCAGACATTACCGATTTTGAGAGAAAACTCAAAGAAGTTGAATTTGATATAAAAGAGCTGTCAAAAGTAAAACTTGACCGTTTAAAACTTGGTTTAGACACTACCGAAATAAACAGAAATATTAAGTCTGCTAAAGACAGTTTAAGCACGTTAAAAGCTACTGCTGAAAGTACTGGTAATGCTTTTTCTAAATCGTTATCGCCTAAAGTAGCCAACGGGTCAAACGCCTTAATGCAGTTTTCACGTATCGCACAAGACGCGCCTTATGGTATTATTGGTATTGGAAACAATATTACCGCAACCGCTGAAAGTTTTTCTTATTTAAAACAACAAACAGGATCTACAGGAGGAGCTTTAAAAGCCTTAGCTAGTTCTTTAATGGGTACAGGAGGTATTTTACTAGGAGTTTCTTTGCTTACAACTGGATTGACCTTGTTATCACAATCGGGGTTAAGTGTTGGTGATGTTTTTGATAAAATTACAGGTAAATTTGATGAATTTGGAGGTGCAATTAAAAAAGCAAGTGAGGAAGCCGTAGCCAATACAGCAGGGGAAATTTTCGGATTAAAATCTTTAATAGCAGTTGCACAAGATGAAACAAAAGCTAAAAAAGAACGTTTAGCCGCTGTCGAAAGTTTACAAAAAACATATCCTGGTTATTTTGGAAATTTGTCTAAGGAACAAATAATGACTTCTGATTTGACGTCTACGGTAAATGAATTGACACAGGCATTAATAAATAAAGAAGCTGCATCTCTTTTAGCAAAAGCTGCCGCACCTCAATTATTGGCACTTTATAAATTAAACGCAACTTATAAAAAACAAAGAGCTGAATTAACAGAAAATGAAATAGCTTTAAAAAGAATAGGAGAAGAACAAGGTAAAAATACAGATACTTATAAAGAGGCATCGGCTACTGTTGACGGTCTTTATAATATTTTAGAAAAAACAAGAGGGGAGATATATAAATCAACAGAAACTAATAAAAGATACGAAGATTCTATTAATGCTATAAATAAATCTACTTCAAAATTATTAATTCAAACACCTCCAAAAGCAGTATCGGCACCAAAAGCACCAAAAACACCAAAAGTAAACCCCAATGAGGGTAATGTTTTTAGACCCTTTTTAGAGGGTAATATTAGTTCTAGTTTGGTACCTGAATTAGCATTAACATTCAAAGACCCTACGGAAGGATTTACGGAATGGAATAGCAAAGTACAAGCAGGACTTACAACTGCTGAAAAAGCTTTATTGGATTTTAATTATGCTGCTGCTGAATTAATAAATAATTCAGTTGCAAATACATTTAGTGATTTAGGCACTGTAATCGGTGAAGCATTGGCAACTGGTGGAAATGTTTTAAGCGCAATAGGTACAACTTTATTGCAAAGTTTAGGTAAATTCCTTTCGGATATGGGGGGAATGCTTATTCAATACGGAACTTTAGCAGTTGTTAAGGGTAAATTAGACTTAGCAATTGCAGCGGGAGGCCCTAT